CACTTTCATCATCCCAACTATAATCACCGAAATTAGCATCTGTAATTCAACAGCAGCACTTTCATCATCCCAACTATAATCACCGAAATTAGCATCTGTAATCATAGCACCTTTGATGATCCATTCAGATACGATATCACCTACAGGTCCTAATACGTTCATAGTTAAATCCTTTTTATAGAAATCACTATATCCGTCTCTACCAGTTACTGATTCATGGTGTAATCTAACCCATTCCATACATGCTTGAGCACCTGATGGTGTAATTGGATCAAATAACGTCATTTGAATTGTGTTCCAAAGTGTTTTACCTTTAACGTATCTTGCAACGTTAATGTGGTTCAACTGAACTGTACCTTGAGTTAATGAAACAGCTCCCATACCTTTAATTTGGTATGATGGAATCCCATCCACATAAAGAATAAATCTGTTCTTTTGCTTCGGTTCGAATGCTGTATAAAATATTTCGTTCGGGTCTAATACTGCCATTGTTATATATTTTTATTATAAATATTCTAGTTTTTTGTTTTTATTCAGGAAATGTTGCTCCAGTTGGTAAAACATTGAAATCTAGAATTACGAATTCAGCTGTTTTAGTTGGTTGTAAGTAAATCTGACCTACTAGCTCATTTCTATCTATTACATCTGGTGTGTTATTAGTAGCATCCATTACTACTTTAAAAGCATATAATCCCTGTCTTTGTTGTACTGATTCTAAGTATGGGTTTACATTTGCTAAGAAATTATTTCTTGTTGCATTTGTGTTTTGTTCGAATACTAAGTTATCTGATACTTGAGAGATATATCCTTTAAGTGCAATTAACAATCTACGTACATTTACTCTATCTAAAGCACTTGCTCTTTTCTGTAAAGTTTTCTGTCCAAATACTACAACTCCACTTCCTGGGAATGTTGCAATTGGGTTTACATTTGCTTCATATAATGTATCTCTGTTTCCAGATGTTAATTTTCTTTCTGCTCTTACTACACTTCCTAAAGCTCCTCTAATTAGACCTGCTGGTGCAAACCATGGATCTGAAGAAGCATCTGTAAATGCATAAACTGCAGGAATATATGTTGAAGCTGGTGCCCAAACTGTTTGTCCGGTTCCGGCATCTACCGTTTGTAACCACGGCCAATAAGTTGCTGCATATGAGCTATCATATTTTGTTGCTTCTGTTGTAACTGCGTTGATTTGCGAGTTATACGCTGCGACATCGATTACTGCTATACAATCTGTTCTACCTTGTGCAAGTGTTACTAATCTTGTAACAGTATTTGAATGTAGTTGAGAGTTTAAACCAGGTGCTGTGATTACATTAAATTGATAATCATCAGAATTGCTTAGTAAGTTAATGGATTGTGTATAATTATCCATTATTAAACCTTGTATATTACCTGTCGTAATATTTTCATTAAATTTAACTGGGGAATTTGTTGCTGTAACATTATCTCCAGTAGCTCCTGAAAATGATCCTGAACCTCCATTTACTACTATATTAGGTAAGCTAGATGTAAATTCACTTTTTGCTTGACCATTATTATCGAAATATTGAGGGGTTGGTTTGTTAACATTTTCTACATATATGTAAGCACTTCTTTGTGGGTAATTACCTAATGTTTTAACAAAGTAATCAGTTCCATCTTGTGCTACTTCATAATAAGTATCTCCAATTACATTCGAAATATAATTTGGGGCAGTTGGATCTAATGATAAATTGTTATATGTTTCTAATACTGTCTTTGATGTTGAAGTATCATTTCCTCTTCTAACTAATAATGAAAATTGTCCCGAGGCTGTGTTTACTGAAGCTACTTCCCATCTAATGTTATCATTTGTACCATTAGTTAAAGTTCCATTTGCTCCGTCTACTACTTGGGAATTGTTCATATTAACACCCTCAGAAATAGTTTTAATAGTAAATGCACTTGTATTTTGAAGATCTGACTCTGTTAATGTAACTGTAAGATCTGCACCATTTGGTTTTGTAGCACCTAAAGATTCTGATGTGAAGTTAATAACATCACCTGCTATATAAGCAATACCCTCTGTTGTTATAGTAATAGATGTGATTGTTGACACTGTTGCGTCTATATCTTGTGCCGCTATTTCAATTGAGGCAATTGCTGAATTACCATTTCCACCCTCTACTGGTACGTTATTTACTGTTCCACCCGTAGAACCTGTTATGTTTATTACTGGGGATACATTAACTGATGATAATAATGCATCAACTCCTGTTACTAATTTACCTTCAGTTATTGAACTAGGGATAGAAGAAGAAGCGCCATCGAAGCTTCCAGAAACTACACGAGTCATTAATAATGATTCACCACCTTGGGCAAAATAATTTCTTGCGGATATAGAATTTAAGTAAGTATAAAATTGAGATCCACTTTCTACTGTACTTCCAAATATTGCTTCATATTGAGAAAAAGTAGAAACTGCAGTTGGTATTCCAACTGGTCCTTTAGTAGCGGGTCCAATAATAGCTGCACCATAAGTTACAGGTCTAGCACCAATAAAAGATTGGTCGTTTTCCCTTGCTAAGACACCTGGAGATAAAAGAGTTTGCTCTGCCATTGTTTATTAATTTATTAGTATTGTTTTATTATAAATATTAGAAAATATTTCGAAATATTAACCTATTGAAGTAAATTCTCCTTTTTCTAGGTCTATATTACCTTCACCATATTTTTCTTGTAGTTGACTACCAGTATCTACTTGATCTTTTTGTAATTTATCAAATTCTTCTAATAGTAATTTCTTTTGTTTTTTTAAGGCATCTATTCTTAATTCTGTTGCACCTAACCCACCTACTATTTCATTATTTCTAGTTTGGTAATCTTGAAGTGTTTGTAACTCTTTTTCTGATAACTTTTTAATGCTCATAATATATTTTTTGTTTAATTATAAATATATATAAGTGGGTTAAAAATTACGTTCTTTTTCTTCCGTCTTCAGTAGGGTTAGAAATAATTTCTATACCATTTATATCTGATACTGCTTCGGTGTTAATAGTTATTTTAGCTTTTGAATTATATATTTTAGTTGCATTTAATTCTTTTTGGATTGTATCCGGTAGTATGTACCCCCTTAATCTAATATTAAAAGTACCGGTTACTAATCTATCTTTACCTTGAGTTAATTCAGTTGCGGTTGTAAAACTATCTATAAAGGCTCTAAATTGAAACCTTTCAGGCATACCCCAATAAGCATCAGAGGCATATTCACACGCTTCTATTACTTTATTTAATTGTTCCATATAGTAAGTTTGAATTAAACAACTATATTCTAACGTTACGTAGTCAGGTTGTGCTACTACATGAAATTTTTCAATTGGTTTTCTATTATTTAAAGTTCCAAAGTTACTATAAAAGTTTTTTTGGGCTGTATTGTTTAGACCACTTACCATATAAATTGGGTTGGTTAGCATCTAGTTTATTTGCTACTGTTCTATCTTTAGATAATGAATCCCTTTTAATTACAATAATAGGTAACATAATTGCACCTTTTTTGTCTCTATAATACCCATCACGTTGGAATGATTTCCACCTCTCAGGAGCACCATATATTACAGGTACATCTCTTTTTATTCCATTTTGGTAAACAAAAGGTTTAATTTTATTTTGAAAATAATAAAAAATCGCTTCATCAATATCCTTTAAACCAATAGCATATTGTTTTGAACTATCCCCCTTTAAACTCATGTTATTAGACCTATTAAAGTCAATCCCAGTTTCAGTATAATTAGGGTTTGGGGGAGAAATGGCGTTATTTGGGTTGCCTACTTCTCCTCTATCTTCTATTCCCTCAAATGCACTTTGTTTTGAATTACTTAGTGTTAATTGAGATTTTGGTATTGGTTTTCTTGGTTTTGCCATTACATTCTTTCTATATAAGGTGATATCGCAACTTTATCAGCTGGGATGTAATAAGTTGAGCATAATATAGATACATTGTTACCGTATAAATCTAAATTTGGATTTAATGGGTTAGGAGTACCGTCTGAATCATTATTAGGGTAAGATGGGTTTTTGCCTCCCCAATATTGGTTAGCAATTGTACTTTGTACACCATAATAGGCTGTTTCGTATAAAATAATATCTCCTACTCTAGGTACTACATCGGCATCTACTAAATCATCTCTAAAGAAATAGAAATTTATACCTTGTTCAAATTGTACCCCTTCTATATTTTCAGCATATTGTTGGTCTCCTCTATCAATTAATATATTGAATAGAAAGGGACCATCATAATATTTTTCTTCAGCGGCTTCGCC